ACCTGCGATGATTGTTGATTCCTTGGCCAAAGGCGACTAACATTGAAGTAGGATTCATGTTGATTCTCCGTTATACTGCTCTGAATCAGAGCCTCAAAACTAGCCTCCTGAAAATGGAGGCTTTCTTTTTGCCAAAAAATCAGCGATACTATTGACACTAAATCTTACAGTTGACCACTGAAACATCGGTCGAAAGGTAATAAATATGTCTTCAGAGCCTAAGAAAAGAGGTCGTCCGAGGAAGCCTAGGGAAGAAGAGGTTATTGTAAAAAGACCTGTGAAGATGGGTCAGCCTGTCAAACCAGAGGCTTGGGACGGCAAATTCAAGTCAGTTGAGCCAATGAAACACCAGAAAAAGGCTCGGCAAAAGCCATACAAATGGAATCACCACGCAACAATCAATTGGATCATGGGTCAAGCAGATCCTGTTGGTTTTTTGAGCGACGTGATGGCTGGCAAAGAGATATTCCCTGTTTATGTTAAGGATCCTGACGGATTGGCCACAAAAGCTGGTAACATTTCCGCAGACCCAGAGTTACGCGTCATGGCCGCAAAGACCCTCCTCGGTAAATGCGTGCCTGATTTAAAAGCAGTGGAAGTAAAAGCACAGATTGAAGAAAGAAAAGTGCTAGACATAAGCAAACTGACGGACAATGATCTAAATGCAATTGAACGAGTTCTTGAACACGCTGTCATTGACGGAGATTCGAGCGGAGAAGATGAGGAGATCGTTGAAGGAGTTCACACGCAACTCTTGGCCAACGATTGAACCAGGACGCGAGTTTCACGACAACTGGCACATTGACGCAATATCTGACCACCTTCAGGCTGTAGTTGAAGGCGACATAAAGCGTTTGATAATCAATATTCCCCCTCGTCACATGAAATCAATCTCTGTGGCAGTTGCATTGCCCGCATGGACGTGGACCATCCAGCCGCAGAAGCGTTTCTTGTTTGCGTCATACGCATCATCACTTTCCGTTAGGGACTCGGTAAAATGTAGGCGTCTGATTGACAGCCCATGGTATCAAACTCACTTCGGCGAATCATTCAAGCTGACAGGTGACCAGAACCAAAAGCAACGCTTTGAGAACGACAAGACTGGCCACAGGATTGCAACTTCGGTTGATGGTGCGTTGACTGGTGAAGGTGGCGACATCATCGTGATTGACGACCCACACAATGTTCGGGAGGCAGAAAGTTCCGCTGTGCGGGAGGGTGTTCTGGAATGGTGGGATCAGGCGATGCAGACTCGTCTCAATGACCCAAAGACAGGTGCCTTCGTCATAATTATGCAGCGTGTTCATGAGAATGATTTAACAGGGCACATTTTGGCCAATGAGTATGATGATTGGGATCATTTGTGTTTGCCTGCGCGTTATGAGGTTGGTCATCCTTCGCATACGCGCTCATCTCTCGGTTTCACCGACCCACGCACTCGGGAAGGTGACTTGCTTTGGCCAGACCGTATTGACGAGCAAACTCTCGGCAATCTTGAGCGTTCGCTCGGTTCATATGCAGCTGCTGGTCAGTTACAACAGCGACCAATGCCCAAAGGTGGCGGTATTTTGAAAGCAGAGTGGTGGGTGCCTTGGGAAAGCGACGAGCTGCCTGAGATTGAATATGTGCTGCAATCTTGGGACACTGCATTCTCAACAAAAGAAAAAACATCATACTCCGCTCGCACAACATGGGGAGTTTTCAAGCGCAATGGCCAAATTAACGCTATAGTTCTTGATATGTGGTATGACAGAGTTACTTATCCAGAGCTGAGGCGCATCGCGCAAGAGTCGTATGAGGACTTTGACCCTGACGCGGTGTTGATTGAGAAGAAGGCTTCTGGTCAAAGTTTGATACAAGATTTGCGCATGGCGGGTGTGCCAGTTCTTGAATATTCACCAGACCGCGACAAGGAAGCAAGAGCCCATGCAAGCTCTGCTCTTTTAGAAGATGGCAGAATTTACTTTCCTTCTGACAAAAAATGGGCTAAAAATTTAATAGATATCTGCGCAGCCTTTCCTGCAGGTGACAATGACGATATAGTTGACACATGCACGCAGGCGTGGTTGCGACTACGGAAAGGTTGGTTTGTCACTCACTCCCAAGACTTTGAAGAGTATGACGACGAGCTGCCAAGAAAAAGGGTGACGATGTATGGCTAGACAACCCATCAAGATACAACCAGACGAGATTCCCTTTGCGGAAGCTGCTCCAGCAGATGATCTTCAGGTTGAGGCGTTTGGTGAAGATGAGGTTCTGATAGGCGACCCTGCACTTGACGATGTTTTTGCTGAACCTGAGATGGCGTTTGACGCTAACCTTGCAGAGTTCATTGACGAGCGAGAGCTTGACCGCAAGTCATCAATGCTTGTTAAATATTATGAAGGCGACAGGTCGGCGCGATCCGAGTGGGAAGAGCGTTACAAAAAAGGCTTGAAGACACTTGATCCTGAAGGTGGGCTTGAGGAGTCTGAAGAAGAACGCGCATCACGCGGTCTGAGCACAGTTGTTCACCCAATGATCGCCGAGGCAGCTACTCAGTTCAACGCGCGAGCTATCGCCGAGTTGTATCCTGCAGGTGGACCAGTCAAAACAGTCATCGTCGGCGAACCCAACGAAGAAACAGAAGATCAAGCTCGTCGTGTCAAAGACTTCATGAACTACCAAATCATGGAGCAGATGCCTGAGTATTTCCCTGACCTTGATCAGATGCTGTTCCACTTACCATTGGTTGGCCAGACATTCAAAAAGGTATGGTGGGATTCAACACTCAACCGCCAATGCTCAAAGTTCGTCAAAGCTGAAGACTTTGTTGTTGCGCCAGAAAGCACCGACATCCACACATCAATCCGCTACACCCATGTCATCCGCATGCCCAAAAACGACTACAATCGTTATGTTGAGGCGGGATGGTATCGCCCGACTGATTATTCAGGCGATGGCATTGACCCATCAGGCGATACAACCTTTGACATTGAAGGTGTGAACCCATATGCTGAAGATGCCCAAGACGAGGTCATGACCTTGTTAGAGATGCATGTTTACGAGGCGTTTGAGGGTGTTGACGGCATTGAGGACGAGGACAGCGACAACCTAGTCGCATTGCCATACGTCATTACGCTTGATTACGATTCCGAAAAGATTGTGTCAATCAGACGCAACTGGGAAGATGGTGATCCTGATCACAAGCGCAGAGATTGGTTCGTCAGTTATAAGTTCCTTCCTGGTCTTGGTTTTTATGGTTTCGGCCTATATCACATGATCGGCGGTCTGGGCAAAGCAGCCACTGGCGCATTGCGCGCATTGTTGGACTCAGCAGCCTTCGCAAACATGCAAGGTGGCTTTAAGCTGAAAGGCAGAGTCAGCGGCGGTGAGATCGAAGTCAATCCTGGAGAGTTTGTTGATCTTGACGCAACAGTTGACGATGTCAACAAAGCAGTCATGCCTCTCCCATTCAAAGAACCTTCAAGCACATTGTTCCAGCTGTTGGGGCTGATCACTGGCGCTGGCCAAAGGTTCGCAAGCACTGCTGACTTGAATGTCGGCGATGTCAATCCCAATGCACCTGTCGGGTCAACTGTTGCGTTGATCGAACAAGGTTCAAAATCATTCTCAGCGATTCATAAACGTCTACACTATGCACAAGGACAAGAATTTAAACTGCTGGCTAAGTTGAACGCTGAGAACCTTCCAGAGTCTTTCCAGTTCGCCGTTGCGGGAGCTTCAGAGACAGTTTATGCATTAGACTTTAATCAGCGCATTGACATTATTCCTGTCAGTGACCCGAACATCTTCAGCACTGCCCAGCGGATCGCACAAGCTCAGGCAATCCTTGAGATGGCTCGTGCAGCTCCTCAGCTCCATGATCTGTATGAAGCCTACAAGCGTATGTATGAGGCGATCCGCATCCCCAACATTGATGAAGTTTTGAAGAAGCCTGATGAGGCACCACGCACTGACCCGATTGATGAGAACATGTCAGTGATGTATGGCAAGCCAATCAAAGCATTCCCAGAACAAGATCACGAAGCCCACATTGCAGTCCACCTTCAGTTCATGCAAGACCCGTCTCTCGCAGGCAACCCAGCAGCCAAAGCAATGCAACCAATCTTGATTGCGCATGTCGCAGAGCACATTGCGTTGTTGTATCGTCAGCGTATGGAATCAAGCATTGGCGTGCCGTTGCCGAACTTGCCGAATCTGCGTGATCCGAAGTTCAAGTTTGAGGACATTGATCCTCAGATGGATATGCTCATTTCTCAGCGTGCTGCACAAGTCGTTCAGCAAGCACCTCAGATGGCACCAATCCGTGCACTGCAGGCAATGCAGCAAGGCCAAGGCCAACAGAATCCGCTACAATATGCTCAGCAGTTGGCAGAACTTGAAGCAAAATCTCTCATGGAAAGGACACAAGCAGAGATCCAAGCAGACCAAGCCAAAGCCCAGTCTGACATCCAGATTGACCAAGCCAAAGCCCAACAAGACCTACAGATCGCACAAATGAAAGTGCAGGCTGATCTTGAGGCGAAGGTCGCAAAACTTGAAGCAGATCTGCAACTTGAGCGTGAAAAGAATATTATGAAAATGCAAATGGAGGCTAATGATGGCAATGTCTGACACTGAAATGGCTCTGGCTCTTGGAGCCAACCAACTCGCAGCAATGAGGCCAGTTGATCCTGGAGCATTCAGTGGCATTCAACCGAGCATGGCTCCTCCGATGCCGAATCCGATGGGAGCAATGAGCGATCAAGAAGCAATGATGATGAGAAACTCAATGCCTGCTTCACCGATGCCAAACCCGATGGGCTCAATGAGCGATCAAGAATTAGCGATGATGAGAGGATCGATGCCTTCAGGAGACATGCCAGCCCCAGACCTCAACTCTCAAGAAGGCATGATGCGTTATCTTCAAGAAAAGGTTCGTCAAATCCGTGAGCGGACAGGTGGTGGTGCGATGAGTGGTGCTGATATGGGTGCACTTGAGGCTGTCATGCAATCAATGCCACAAGCAGGAACACCAATGGGAGGGCAAAAATAATGGCTATTCCAGGAGTAACCCCAACACAAGTTTTGATGAGTCTTGATGAAACTGATGATCAAGGCAATATAGGTGCAGCTCTTGGATATGGCTCTCAAGCAGAAAAAAATTATAGAGCCTCGCTAGGTGGCCAAATGGCTCCGATTTACGGCAAGGGTGGTTATCAATACGCAACCCTCGCACCATTCAATCAGATTTTTTCTTTAGACGATGATACGAGCGATGACACAGGCTCAACAGTTCCCATTCAAAGACCAGTGACAGGCGATGGCGGATCTTCTACAATTTTTCAAGACGCAGCCACAATAGCACAAAACATAGTTCAAAATCCCGCTGTAAATCAAACTACATATGGCCCAATCACAGGCATGGTTCAAGATTACATAGGCAACGCAGACATTGATGTCCCTTTTGTTGGCAATGTCAATGTTCCTAATGCAGCTGTCAATACAGTTCTTGACACAGCTTTTAATTTTGGGGTTCCTGGATTAGGAATACTTTCAACAATCGCCAACCCGACTCAAGTTGAGACATCTTGGGGAACGCCATTCAACACTGGTGGTGGTGGATTGATCGGCGTCATTGGTCAGGCTTCACTTAACAATCTTGAAAACATTTATGGCCAAACTCA